AAATATAATTATTGAATTTGATGGTGTCTATTGGCATAATAAAAATAAAATAGATTCAGGCAAGACTGATAGAGAGAAGAAAAGAGATGAAATTCTTAAAAAGAATAATTTTAAAGTTCTTCATGTAAATGAACTTGACTGGTATAAAAACCCAGAGGAAATAATAAACAAATGTATGACATTCATCTATAATAATCAGTAATGATAACACTAGAACAAATAACAGATTTCATAGAAGAAATGAATAATGATCTCTCTTCTCAAGTAGAAAGAAAATTTACCGAAACTTATGATGTTTCAGATTATGAAGTCTGGACCCAGAATGGATGGATTAGTATTAAAAAAATAGGCAAAACCATTCCATATTTAAAATATAAGATTATAACAGAAAACTATGAAATAGAATGTGCAGATGACCATATTTTAATTGATTCTGAATGGGACCATATTTTTGCAAAAGATCTTAATAAAGACTCTAGACCTGATGGTATAATTACTGAAAGCGGAGTTGAAATTGTAAGAGAAGTAATAAATACCGGTGAATATGAAGAAATGTTTGATATTGAATTAGATGAAGGCTCTAATCATCTTTTCTTTAGTAATGGTATATTATCTCATAATTCTATTTGGATGGCTAATGATGCAGCTAATTTCGTTAGAATGGGATATAATACAGTATATGTAACTGCTGAAATGTCAGCAGTTAAGGTTTTAAAAAGAATAGGCTGCAACCTTCTTGGTATTTCGATGATGGATTATCAACAAAAGAGTGTTGATAGAGATTTTATGAAAAGAAGAATGGATAGAATATCAAATGGTTTAATGCCACCTGGTAAATTATTTGTAAAAGAATTTCCAACTAGTCAAGTTACTGTTATAGAAATAGAAAATTTTCTAAGAAGTTTAGAAGAAAAACAGGGATTTAAATTAAAAGCTGTAATAATTGATTATATTAATATTTTATCAAATTATAGAAATCCTAACAGTGATCAAACTTATATGAAAATAAAACAAATAGCAGAAGATCTTCGAGCAATGGCTGTTAGAAATAATTGGCTAATAGTTACAGCAACGCAGCTTAATAGAGGTGCATGGGATTCATCTGAAGTAACAATGCAAAGTATTGCAGAGTCCGCAGGGCTTGCACATACTGCAGATACTATGTATGCAATTATACAAGATCAAATGATGCACTCGGCTAGAGAATATTGGCTAAAAGTATTAAAGATAAGAGATGGAGAAGGCAAAGGCACTAAATGTAGATTTACTATAGACTATAATCACATGAAGCTTTCTGAAACTTCTGATTTAATTTCAAATTAGAAAGAGTAAAAAACCTGTACCCTTGTAAAACTCGTATTAGCAATAATTATTAATTATTGTAAGATAAGCAGGTTAGGTCTGAAATAAAGGGGTATTAGAATAAGACCATTTTTTAAAAATTATGATACATTTATGATAGAAAAAAAAATAAATGAAAATCTTTTAAAAATTGATAAGATTTTTGATAACACGTATGGTGATGTAGATTATGAACAACAAAATAAAGCTAATTTTGTAGTTGATAGTACTTTTCATTCATACGAGAATCTTGAAGAAACATTGCAGGATGTAATTGTTTTTAAACAGATACATGATCTAATAGAAAACTCAAGATTTTCTACTAAACATTTAAGTGGAGATAAAATAAAATACAGAAAATTAAATAAATTTGAAATTAATGAAGTATATGAATATATTTCATCTAATATATTAAATATTAGAAAAATAGATATTTTTTCTCATCTTACTGATTATTTTGATATTACTTCTAATAAATTTTATTCATCTTTATCGAATGTTTATAAAAATGAATTAATTAATGAACTTGATAAAATTACTAACGTTTTAGAAAAGAAAAATATTAAAAAATTATTCTAATGAAATTTAAAGAATTAACTGAAGAAGATATTCAAAAAATAGCTTACATATACTATGATAAAGAAAAATCCTATGATGATAGGATGAATGCAATAAGTGCTTTTATAGATAAATCTAAAAGAACTGTACATACTTGGATGTCTAAATTAGGCATACAAGAAAAAGTTGAGTGTGACTCTTTACAGTATAAAGAAGCTCGTAATAGAAAATTTGATAAGAAAAAAAATAAATTCATTATAACATGGGCGCAAAACAATACACCAGTACATGATGCTTTTATTTCTAATATTGAGGCATACGCACTTAGTATAAATGCAAGTATTCATGTTATTGCTGGAAGATATAAAAATCCTACATCTATTTTTACAGACTCTGAAGAAATATGGTCTAGCAGAATAACTTCTTATTTAGATGCCAATCGACATAAAATTCATAAATATATGTGGATAATGTCAGATGTTAAAATTCAACCAACTGCGGTAAATCCAATGACAGGTTTGCAAGGTATAACCGGAATTAATTCATGTATTTTTGGTTCTCCTAAAGTACATTTAGAAATGATCCCAGTTTTACATGATTGTGTTCCTAAAATGATGATGACTACCGGCGCATGTACTAGAAAAAATTATACAGATTCTAAAGCCGGCAAGAAAGGTGAATTTCATCATACATTAGGGTTTGTTATAGTAGAAATTAAAGATGATGAAGTATTTTTTTCTCGTCAAGTTACAGCAGATGATAATGGAGATTTTCATGATTTATATCATCATGTTAAATATGATACTATTGCTAAGGAAAGTAAAATTAATAAAATTAATAAAATTTCAGGCATAGTTTTAGGAGATATTCATTACGGTCAACATGATGAACATGTCATAAATGAAACATTAAAACTAATTAAAAAACTCAATCCTGAGAATGTAATTCTACATGATGTATTTGATGGTTTTTCTATTAATCATCATGAGCTTAACGACCCTTTTATACAATTTAAAAAAGAAAATGATGGAACTAATTCGCTTAAAGATGAAATAGAAGTAATGTTAAATGGATTGGAAGCTTTTAAAGATTATAATGTTTCAATCGTAAGAAGCAATCATGATGATTTTTTAGATAGATGGTTAAAAAATACTGATTGGAGAAAAGCAAATACAATGAAAAATTCCATAGAGTATATGGAATATAGTTGGCTTCTTCTTAAAAATGCAGCACCGAATGGCATTATTCCATTTTTAATTAGGGGAAAATATCCTAAGATGAAGACGTTAAATAGAAATGATAGTTTAATCATAAATGGCTGGGAAGTTGCACAACATGGCGATATAGGTTCTAATGGTTCTAGAGGTTCTCTTTTGCAGTTTAGAAAATTAAATACTAAAATTATAGTAGGTCACTATCACTCACCAGAAAGAAAAGATGGAGCTTTATCAGTAGGTACTTCAACCAAGCTTAGGGTAAATTATAATCAAGGACCTAGTTCATGGTTACATTCTCATGTTATTATACATACTGATGGCAAAGCGCAACATATTAATTTTTTAAATGGACATTTTACAACTTTTAAATGAAAATACAAGCAACCAGAATTATAATGACCTCTGATTGGCATTTCGGGGTTAGATCTAACAATTTAGAATGGTTTGAAATAGCTAAAGACTATTTTGATAATTTTTTTATACCTTGGCTAGATCAAAATATGAAAAAAGGTGATGTTTTTTATTGTTTAGGTGATGTCTTTGATAATAGACAAAATTTAAATCTAATGATAGCCAGTTACGCTATAGATTTATTTGAAAAAATAGCTAAAAAAATACCAGTTTATATAATAGTTGGTAACCATGACATCTATAAAAAAAATTCTAATGAAATTTCTTCAGTTGATATATTAAAAAATATACAAGGTGTTACCATTTATAAAGAACCTGAAATACATGAATTTAAAAATAGCAGATGTCTTCTTATGCCTTGGAGAAGAGATAAGATTCATGAAAAAGAAACTTTAGCTCTGTATTCTAACATAGACTATGTATTTTGTCATTCAGAAGTAAGTGGTATCAGAGTTAATTCAAATCCTCATGTTATACATGAAGGTGGTAATAGTTCTCAAATTTATAATGGATATAAAGGTATGTATTCAGGACATATTCATTATTCTCAAAAAAATAAAAATGTTACTTTTGTTGGTAATATTTTTCAAATGAATAGATCGGATAGAAATAATCCTAAAGGTATCTGGACTTTAGAACCTGATACTATGGTAGAAACTTTTTTTGAAAATAAGCATTCTCCTAGATTTTTAAAATTTAATATTGAAAATCTTTATGATAAAACTATTGAAGAATTAAAAAATGAATTTAATAATAATTTTGTAGATATTAAAGTTGATAGAAATAATTTTTCAGATTATAATATGAGTTTATTATTAAATCTCTTAGAAGGCTCAGCTAGAAGTATCCAAATGGAGATATTTGAAAAAGATGAAAATATATCTATTCTCGAAGAAGAAAACAATGATTATGATATTATGAATATTTCTTTAAGGTTTATAGAGTCTTCTAATTATGATAAAAAAATTAAACAAAAACTGATTAAATCAATTGACTCACTATATCAAAAAGTAAATAAGAATGAAAATATCTAGAGTAGAATTTCGTAATTTTGCATCGTATGGAAATAGAATTCAGTCAATAGATATGGAATCTGAAGGCTGTCTTCATTTAATTACAGGTAATAATGGTAATGGTAAATCGACATTAGCAAATATTATTAAATTTTTATGTTATGGTAAAGTTGATGGTTTTACTAATTCTGATTTACCTAATAGAATTAATAAAGAATTATGGGGTAAAATTTATTTAGAAGCTAAAAATAAAAAAGTTGAAATAGAAAGAGGTATATCTCCATCTATATTTAAAGTTAAAATAGATGGTGTTGATTTTGATCAAGCTGGAAAAAATAATGTACAAGACTATCTAGAAGAAGAACTTTTTGGTATTAGTGCAAATGTATTTAAAAATCTTATCATTCTCTCTATAAATGATTTTAAATCATTTTTAACAATGTCACCGAGTGATAAAAAAATGATAGTAGATAAAATATTTGGATTTTCAATTATTAATCAGATGCTTGACATTGTTAAAAAAGATAAAAGAGAAATTAAATCAAATATTAAATCAATTGAAGATGAATTAGGAACTATCTCAGAGTCTATTATATCAACTCAGAAAAAATTAGATTTTTTAGAAAAAAATGCTAAAGAACAAAATTTAGAAAAAGTAGAAAATTTAAAAAATGCATTACAGGAATTATCTGAAAGCAAGAAAAAATTAGAAAGCGCAAAAGAATCGATAAAAAAACAACAATTAGAAAAAGAATCTAGTCTAAGAGAAGATAGAAGAAATTTAATAAATAGAGAATCCAATAAAAAAAAATTAGAAAAAGAATTGGAGCTATTTAAAAAAGAAAAATGTCCAACATGTCACGCTGACTTAAGTTCCAGTTTTCATCAAGATTTAAAATATCAAATAGAAGAAGAAAAAAATAATAATGAAAAAATACTTAAAGATATTCACAGTAAAGTAAATTTAGTTGAAAATGAAATTAAATCAATTAGAATTAAAGAAAATCAAGTTGGTACTAAAATTACTCAGCTATTAGTAAAAATTCAAAATTTTAAAAATGAATTAATTGAACTTACTAAAAAAATGGATAAAGGTGAATATAAAGAATTTAAGTCACTGGTAGAAGAATTTAAAGAAAAAGAAAAAGAAAAAAATATTAAAAAGAATGATGTTATAGCAGATGAACAATATATTTCTATATTAGAAAATATGTTAGGCGAAGACGGCGTTAAAAATATAGCTATGAAAATGATTATACCATCATTAAATGCTAATATTTTACAAATGTCTAAACAATTAGGACTTCATTTTAATATTGCATTTAACAACAAATTTGAATCAGTCATCACTCATTTAGGAGAAGAAATAAATCCAAGAACATTAAGTACAGGCGAAAGAAAGAAGGTAGATTTTTCAATTATTATAGCCTTAATTAAAATGATGAAAATTAGATTCCCTACGCTAAATGTTCTTTTTCTTGATGAAATTTTTAGTTCCATTGACAGTGACGGTGTTTATCATATTTTAGAAATTTTACATCGCGCAATCAAAGAAATAAAAATGAATGCATTCGTAATTAATCATACAGTTTTGCCTAATGAACTTTTTGATAAAAAAATAGAAATAACAAAAGATTCAGGATTTAGTGAATTATCAATAGAATATATACATTAAATTAAATTTAGATATATAAAATAAAAATAAAAGGTGTCAATTTATAATGCAGAATATAATAAAGATTTATCTTACTCTAGACATATTATTGTAGCATTTTTGCAGGAATTATCTGATAGAGTGTATTGGTATAATGTAATAGATGAAGATTCAAAAATAAAAATCAACGTTCCATTCTATTATTCAGTAACAGGCCAAGAAAGATTTCTTCTTGATAATTTCTTGTTTGATAATTTAGAAGAAGGCAAAGCTATAGGTGATTATGAAAAGATACCAAGAGGTATAGTTCAACTTGATTCTTTAGCTATAGATTCTGAATCTTTAATTAATAAATTTGTTAGAACTCAGATTATAAGACCATATCAAGGACAGTTAAAAACATTTGCATTATTAACTCAGGCGATTCCAGTTATTTTTAATTTTACTACTACTGTAATAGTATCTAATACTATTGAACTTTTTAAAGCAAGTGAAGCTTTAATTAGTTCGCTATATAAAAATAATATTTTTTATGTAGATTATGGAGGTTTTCAAGCTCAATCTACTTTTCAACTTCCACCTGATTTTGATAAAGAACAGCTTTTTGAATACACTTTTAATGATAGAAAAGAATATAAAATATCATTTACTCTTGAAGTCAGAAGCTTTTTTTATATATTTGAAGGCGGCCTTCAATTGGCAGAAATACCTATGAAGGTAGTTGAAAGTTCCAACAATTCAAAATTAGCAGGAGTTGGTCTTTATTATGGCGATGGCATTTATTTTGGAAATGTGATGGAAAGTATTATAAGTACTATAGATGATTATAGAAAAGCACCATATAGTTCTATAGAAAGTAATACTGACTATAATAATTTATCAGACACTGATGGCATTTCACCAACAGGGCCTATTTATTCTGAAACTATTATAACATCCAATGATATAAGTAATACAGAATCTTTAATTAGTAAAAAATATAGAAATAGTGATATATAAATATAATCTTTAAAAATAAGATATATAAATTTAAAAATAGTTAAAAAATGGGATATCCAGTTTATTTAAATGGTCAATTTCCAGGAATAAATTCTAATTCTCAAAAAGATACACTAAGTATTCTTATAGATGAATTTAGAAAAAGTGGAAAAACAGATGCACAAATTTATAGTATTCTAATTGGAATGGGCATTAGCGCTGATAAAGCTGCAAATGGCATTAATCATATTAGTGAAACTATACCAAACACATTAAATAGTAATATAGCTAGAACCTTCTTGCAGGTTATAGGAGTTGAAGAAAATGCACAAAACAAAAAAATAAATATGAAATTTTCAATTGAAAATCTTGTGAGTAAGATACATGAAACAAAAAATCTTATAGAAGAGCTTAATGCTGCTAATTTTAATAGATATGGATTTTCTATTAATAAAATTAATGAAATATTAAATGAGTCACTATTATCTTTGGATATAAAAAAGGCTAAATCTATATTAGAATCTATTAATGCTCTATCTAATTCTTTAGATAAAGCAACTTTAGATAAATCTAATGCTGAAAATGAATTAGATGTTCTTAAAAAACAGGCATCTTCTCTAGATGATAAAAAAAATATCATCAAAACAATTGACGAAGCAAATAAAAAACTCAATCTCTTAGGACTGCAGCTGCTAAATACTGATACTGATATTGATGTAGATGCTAATGCACTACAACAAAATAATACAGTTAATGCTATTACTGAATCTATTAATACTGTAACTGAATATCTTAATGAAGCAACTAATAGCATAGTTAATATAAATAATGAAATTACTGATCTTAAAAAACAAGTTATTTCTATATTAGGTAGAAAAAATATACTTGAAACAGTTTGTATAGCCAGACAAAAACTTCATGAACATGCATGGATAGAATCAGTAAAAGAATTATGTCTCTATTTTGATAGAATAAAAAGTGAAAATACTTTTTCTATGATGTTAATGGAATCACTTCAAAATATGAAGACTGATAAGTATACTGCATTTAATGCAAAACCAATAGATGCAATAGAAAAAATGATAGAAGAAGGAGAAGATTTTATTAAAGAAAACTATTTAACTTTAAAAGAATTTTCATGGACCATACCGTTAAAAAATGCTATATCCAAAATTGCAAATGCTTTAAATGAAATGACAGATAGCAGCGTTGCTGTAGTACAAAATATATATAGTCCTGTTCAGGAAAATGAGGACGGTTCTATTACTATATCTCTTTTTGGTAAATTTTATGCAGTTACACTGGACAATATTTCAGAAATAAATGAAAATCAAAAACCTAATATTAGATTTCTTAAAACATTAGATGCAATGTCTATGTTTTCTATTACCAATGAAGGTTTTGTATATCATGGAAAAAGAAAATCACTTTCTCTAGTAGAAAATAAAATTTATGTAGAAAATACACCTCTTTTACAAAATAGTCCTGAAGCTATTATGGCTGCACTTCAAGAAAGCTCACTTACATCAAGTAATTCTTATCAGGTTGCTGAAAAAATTTCTTTTTTGGCTGAATCAATTGATACTGTTAAAGAGCTTGATATTTTTACATCTTTAGTGTCTAAACATCACAAACATGTAGTTGTAAATATTGCTAAATTAAATGAAAATATTTTTATTAATAGAGTTAATAGCTCAATGAATCATAATGAAATTATTAAAGTTAGCAGTGCTAAAGTTGCACAAAGTTTAGTTAATGAGTATATAAATTTTGATATTACTCCTATTGTTAAAGAAATGCTTAGTAGAGAAGAAAGGCATTTATACAATATTAATATAGAAAAAAATAAATTACAGGAGAGTATTGAAATTTTAGAAGATAAAAAGAAAGAAATACTTGCCAATATTGTATTTTATCCAAAAAGCGAAGAATTAAAAGAATTATACGATGTTGTAAATTCAGAGATTAATAATCAAGAAAAACAACTTCAATTAATTTATCATCAAGAAGGTAAAGGTAATTAAAAACGATTATACAAATTAAATATTTATGAAGTCTAAAGAACACTATGTAAAACCTAAAGAATTTTATGAAGAAATAATAATCTCAAAAAGTAAAAACGCTTTAACTCCTAGAGCTCAGGAAATGATGATTAAAATTGCAAATAAGGCTTCACAAAGACTCGTGTATAAAAATCCAGAAGATAGAAAAGACTGTATTTCTGCTGCATATCTAGACCTTTTAAAATATTGGAGAAGTTTTAATCCGGAAAAAGGAAGTAATGCTTTTGCATATTTTACAGAAATAGCAAAAAAAGGATTTGCTAAAGGTTGGAATCAAATACATCCTAAAAAATATAAAGGTACTATAAGTATAGATAGTCATAGCGAAGATTCAGGAGGAATATATACTATTTAAAATAATAAAATAAAAAATGAAAATTAAATTATTTAATGAATTTCTTAACGAAGGTATTATAATTAAAGATAAAGCAGGTAAACAACTTTTAGATATTGATACTTTAAGAGAAGCTGATTTAATGGATAAAGATCTAAGAGGCGCTGATTTATCAGGTGCTGATTTAACTGGTGCTGATTTAACAGGTTCTGATTTAACTGGTGCAAATTTAAGTGGTGCAAATTTAACTCGTGCAGATTTACACATGTCAAATTTAACAAATGCAGACTTAACTCGTGCAAATTTAACTGACTCTGATATGTCTCAAGTTAATTTTGCCGGTGCTGATTTAACTGGTGCAAATTTAACTGGTTCTTATTTAAGTAATGCAAATTTAACAAATGCAAATTTAACTGGTGCAAATTTAAAAAAATGTAGTATTACTAACGTTAATAATGTAAAAGGTGCTAATTTAAAAGGAATTATTTTAACTGGTGCACACTTAGTTAGAGTTGATTTTAGTAATGCTATAAATGTACCTGCTAATCTTTAATGAATAACATAAAAAAAATAAAGCCTACATTTAAATCAGGTTTTAAGCAGAGTTATTTTCAGCCTACTAATATGCAAAAGTATGTTGGAGAATTTCCTATTATATGTAGATCATCATGGGAAAAAAAGTTTGCTATTTTTTGTGATACTAATCCATCCATAATTAAATGGAGTTCTGAGCCTGTAGAAGTTAAATATTATAATATTTTAGATAAAAAAATGCATAAATACTATCCTGATTACTTTATTATTGTTAAAAGAGGCGATATTGAAGAAAAATGTTTAGTAGAAATAAAACCATCATCACAGTTAAAAAAACCAGAAGTTCCTAAAAAGTTAACAGAAAAAGCAGTAACAAATTTTAAACATGCATATAATACTTATGTTAAAAATTTATGCAAAATTGAAGCTTTAGAAAAATTTGCAATTGATAGAGCAATGAAAGTTTTAATAATTACTGAAAATAGTAAATTGATATAATGCCTAATACTCCACTTCTTATTAAAATTCATGAGTCTAGAGTAGATAATATAAATGAATATCTTAAAATTAAAAAGATAAGAGATAATTTTATCAAAGAGGCTAAAGGTTTTGATAGTGCATCAACTGCAGTATTGAATTGGATAGAGGATGATCAAAATATAAAAAATTTATCTATTAAAAAAATTAAAAATAATGATAGATTTCAGCCTGGCAAAATGTATTATATGGAATATCCTAATCCATTATGGCCTGAAGAACCTTTTGATGCAAAGCCTTTGATTATATGTTTAGGCGAAACAGGAAAAGATTCAAATATACTATCAGCAGGATTTCAAGGCAAGTTTGATAAAAAATATATCTATCAACCAGGCTATATGATAGGAATTAATATTAATTTTCTTCCTGAGATAATAAAATCTAATTTTCTTCAAATGTGGTTTGATTTTTTTAAACCACAACTAATGCAGCAGTTTAAATTAGAATTTAAACATGCTATAAAACAAAAATCTTTAAATTTCATATATAGTGATCTTTTTCCTATAGAAAAAAAATTCTATTTTTCTTATGCTGTCAGAATGTACAAAAAAACACAAATCAGATCAGCATCCGAATTAACTTATGAAAATTGGTATTTAGCAAGTTGTATTTCCCCTAAATTTTTTATTGGGACCAATTTGGTAAAAATAAATGAAAATTATAAAAAATATATAAAAAGCAAGCATATCAAATATGCATAAATTAAGTATTTATGGCTGGATTTTCAGATAGAAGAGGTTCTTTAACTAAAGGCAACCCCGTATCAGATGCTCTTAAGAGATTAAGTAGATTAGGAATGCATTATGATGACATGGTCTTAAAAAATTCTAGAGCCGTAGGATTTACAGAAAATCAGATAGGATATGGTATGTTTAATCCAATGGGTTCTGATTCTGATGACATGTATTATCTATTTGCTTCATTATCAATGACTGATATTTCTAGTAAAAAAAATATTTCTTATTTTGATAAAAGCTATCAAAAGAAAAGAGATCAACTTAGAAATTTTGCAGTTCAAGATGAAATAGAAGATATTCTTGATACCATAGCAGATGAAGCAATTGTATTTGATGAATCTAATTATTTTGCATATCCTATTATTAATACTGCAGTCAGTAAAGATGTAAAAGATGGTTTAATAGACTCATACAATAAATTATATGAATATTTTGGATTTAGTGATGGCCAATCAGTATGGAACTATTTTCGTAAATGGTTAGTAGATGGTTATTTATCTTTTGAGATTATTTATGATAATGAACAAAAGCAAATAATAGGGTTTAAAGAACTAGATCCTGTTTCTCTTATGCCTGCTGTCGATAAAGAGTCAGGTAAGAAAATTTGGATTCAATATAAAGGAGGAGGTCCTAAAGAAAGAGTTCTTTTTGATTCTCAAATAATTTATTTAGCATATTCATCAGTAAATTCTCCTTCTAGAGTTTCTTATGTAGAAAGACTAATTAGATCTTTTAATCTTCTTAGAATCATGGAACATTCTAGAATTATTTGGGCTGTTACTAATGCAAGTTTTAAAATGAAATTTGTTATTCCAGTTGGTGGTAAATCTAAAACTAGAGCAAAACAATCACTTGCACAATTAATGAATAATTATCGAGAGGTTGTTAATTTTGATATGCAATCAGGTGAAATTCAAACGAATGGTAAGCCTATGATGCAATTTCATAAAGAATATTGGCTGCCTTCTAAAGACGGAGAACAACCTGAAATTGATACATTAGCAAATGATGGACCACAATTATCTGATACTGAAGCTCTTCAATGGTTTTATGATAAATTAAAACTTGCTTCTAAAATTCCATTTAGCAGATTTGATAAAGATTCTCCAGCCACTTATGAAATGGCAGCAGAAGGCATGAATAGAGAAGAAATTAAATTTGCAAAATTTATTAATAGATTAAGATCTATTTTTCAGGAAATTTTAGTTAAGCCACTATATCTTCAAATATGTTTAACTTATCCTGAATTAGAAGATGACACTAATTTCAAAGGAAATTTAACTATTAAATATAATAAAGATAATGTTTTTGAAGAATTAAAACAAATGGAATTGGCTTCTAAGAGAATTGATTTTATTTCTACTGTTAGAAGTGGACTTGTTGAACAAGATAAAGATCTTAACGAAATACCTTTCTTTAATTTAGATTTCTTAATTAAAAAATATGGAGGCTTTACAGAAGAAGATTTAAAGAAAAATGAAAAAATGAAAAAAATCGAAGTATATGTAAAGCAAGGCTATTCTGTAGTTGATGCAGAAAAAATAGCAGATGGAGGAGATCCTAAAAAATATAAAATAAAAACAGATACAGAAGCTAGTGATGGAGAAGCTAGTGATAAAGATTTAAGTGATGAAGATATACCAAATCTTGAACTTTAATTCTAAATACTTATTTTTTTAAAAAAATTTTAATATATAAAAAATAAAACAAAACTATGTCTAACTTATTAATCTTAGAACGTTCCGGCGATACTCTATCTCAACAATATGATAATAACCATATTATCCTACAAGGGACTTTTACACAATTTGGTATAAAAAACAAAAATGGCAGAATTTATGAAGAAAAAGAATTCCTGCCACACCTTAAAGAACTTCAAGAAAAAGTTAAAAAAGGAAAACTTCTTGGCGAATTAGATCATCCTACTAAATTTGATATTTCTTTACAAAATGTTTCTCATGTTATTGAAGAACTAGAATATGATTCTAGTAAAAAACAAGTAATAGGTAAAATCAAATTATTAAACACAGATAAAGGTAAACAGGCTCAAGCATTAGTAGAGGCCGGTGTACCATTACATATTTCATCTAGAGCAGCTGGCAATGTAGGTGCAAATGGTAATGTTACAATACAAAAACTTTTTACCTATGATCTTGTTGCAGATCCCGGTTTTGCAGCAGCTGAACTTAATAGAGTAAATGAATCTTTAGGCTTTCAGGAAAATGAAAATTTATTTATTTATGAAATAGATGAATCTGAAATAGATGATACAACATACAAATCAAAAAAAATAGAAAATATGAATAACTATGTCACAGCTGAGGACTTTAATTTGTATTCTGAATACATTAAAGAACAATTTGAATCTTTAAATAGTCAAAAAGAATCAGCACAATTTAATAAGCTAATTGAATATACAGATCATTTAGCTGAAAATTTAAATAAACTTTTTAAATATACTGAATATTTAGCCGAAAACCTTGACAGCAATATTTCACATAATGATTATGTTGCAGAAAAAATTGATTCTATTAAAGAATACTGTAATTATTTATCAGAAAATGGAAATAATAGTATTTTTTATTCTGAGTATATGGCTAAACAAACTAATAAATTAGTAGAATATGTTGACTATATTTCAAAGCAACTTGATAAAAATATTTCATATAGTGAATATCTTGCAGAAAGCCAAAATTCTACAATAAACTATACTAATTATTTGGCAGAAAAGGTAGATCAAAATGTTTCATATAGTGAATACCTTGCAGAAAACCAAAATTCTACAATAAACTATGCTAATTATTTGGCAGAAAAAGTAGATCAGAACGTTTCATACGGAGAATACCTTGCAGAAAACCAAAATAATATGATTAACTATTCTGAGTATATTAAAGAAAATGTTGAAAATATAGGTAAATATGCTAACTATTTAGCAGAAAATATAAATGGAGATTTTGAAGATACTCCATCTGTTAAATCTCATGAGACTATAGAAAATTCATCTAATAAATCAATAATTTCTAAGATTGATAGTATACTTGAAACAGTTAAGAATAAGAATCTACAAAATGATGTAGATGATAAGCACTTTATGAGATTTTTAGATTCTACCAAAAGAAATGAATTTGAATCTCTTAATGAAGATGTACAAAATAAAATAGTTGAAACATTTGCAAATAGTAAATATATGTCTTTTGCTGATGCAAATAGAATATGGGATTCATGTTTTGCAAATGCACCATATACTCCAACACTTAATTATATAGATAATATGCCTTCTAAATATAGGTCACTTTATGAATCATTAAGTTCTGACAAGAAAAATGCTATCTATAAGCAGTCAAAAGTATATCCATTAGAAACACAGTATCAAATAGATAATTTTTGGCAAACTAGAGATCTTAGACCTGCGCAATTTAAAATTGAAAAAATAAACGAAAACGAAAACGTGGTTGGATTAGAAGAAAAATCTTCAGCAGGTGTTTCATTACAAGTAGTAAATGATGTTAGAGATGCTTTAAATGCAAGGTTTAAAAATATATAATAAATTAAATAATGAAACATAATGAAACACGTTAAAACATTTGATAAATTTATAGCAGAAGGATCTAGTGGCAATATCTTGAAAAAAGGATTTTATTTTTCTTCTCTAAGCAAAGGACATGAAATCAGAAATAAAAAAACAGGAAAGACTTATGTGGTGCAAAGTGTCGGTTCCGACAGTGCAGAGATTAAAGATAAAAATTCTTCTAAGTTTATAGGATTCACGATTATGTCTCTAAAAGACTATGAACCTGTAGATTCTACACTTTATGAAGATTGGTATAAAGAACCAGAAGACAGTGATGAGTATGATGAATTTATGGTTACAAACGAGGCTGCAAGAATACCTTCTAATATTTTAGATTTTGCTAAAAGAAAAGGAAGTTATGCAACTTCTTTAGTAAAGAAAGCTGCAACATGGGCTGAAAAAGCTGGTAAATATATTAGCGGTGGTACTGCTATCGGTAAAGATTACATGACTATAGTTTTAGATATGAAACATCAAGGTTCTGAGATTTATATTAATTTAAATGATGAAACTATTGAATTATTCGGAGAAGAAGTTACTGATGCTAAATCATTTGCTAAAGTTTTAAGCGCAAATGCTAGTGTAAATGAATCTCATTTTAAAGTTGGAGATAAGGTTAAAATGTCACATGGTGGAACTGGTGTAATTTTTTCTTTAGACAAAGCAGATGGAGCAGAAGATGAAAAGTACTACAATGTTAAATTACCTAATGGTGATATACACAAACATTCACCAAATGAACTTACTAAAGAATATTTGCTCGATCCTAATTTAAATGAAGCACTTTCTTCATCAATTCTATCAAGTATTCTTGATTTAAAGTATGCAAATAAAGATCTTTTAAAACAGGTATATGATAATTCAAAAATTCAACTAGATAAAATTAAAGATAGTGATCTCACTGTAGTAACTCCTCGTGAGGCTTCTAGGTGGAAAGGCAACGGTCTTGTATTTTATGTTAGTTTAAGGGAAAAGCAAGATCCTTATACAGATGGTAATGTAATTCCAGCTAATTCTCTTTTAGCTGTTGTTACAGGCGAGAGAGCATTTATTACTGTTAAAACTATCAGAAATCTTAATTCTTATAGAAAAACTTTTGCAAGTGTTGATAGGATTAATAGAGGTGACAGTAGTATTGGCATTGATAAGACACAAGGTCTTTGGAATGTAAAAAGAATTGCTGAAGTTTCTGATATTGCATACATTCTTGATAAAAATGTGTTACCTAATACAAACCGTATTACTGCGTATCGAGCTGATCTTGTTAAAGGTGCAACTGCAATGAGACAGGCTAAAGATATTAGAGATGAAAATCTAGATAGATATAAACAAATATTAGCTACTAGATTTGAAAATGATGGTATCGATATAGCAATACAAAATGCCGTTAATAAAGTTAATGAGATAGTAGCAGGTGCTTTAAAAGTAATGAGAATAGGAAAATACGGTGATATCACTGCTGCTATGGATGGAAATAGAGAAATTAGTATGGATGATTATAGCAGATGGATATCTAGACTTATGGAAAGATATAAACGATATGTTTCGTATGCAGAAGCTTCACAGAAAACGCAGGATTATGAAGATACTTATTATAAAGGTAAAAAATTCGAAGAGGCTTCTGAAATTAAAAAACATATTGCAATATTAAATAATTGGAGTATTCCAACAGAAAATTAAAAAGATAAATATATGATTAAATCATTCGATGCGTTTAAATTAAACGAAGGTACACCTATTAGAAATCTGTCACAAGAAGATAATGACATTTATCTAGAAGCAAAAGAATTATTAAAAAAAGAATTTGAAAACTTTATTAAAGATGTTAGTCCAAAGTTAAAAAAAATTGCTAATAAAGCAACATATAAAGGCGAAGGTAGCATTATGATAAATTTGGAAAAACAACTTTCTGGTCAATATTTAATTGATGATTTTTATAATAAGTTCATGGGCTATTAATTTTTAAAAAAGTTGTAAAGCTGAAAAACAATATATAAAATGAAATAAAAGTTAATAAATAATATATAAAATGAAACATATAAAACTATTTGAAGACTTCGTAAACGAAGCTCTTTCTTCTAAGAAGCCTAACGAAATTATAACTATTGATTTAGATATGGTTTGGAATGATTCAAATACAGAAGAAGATAAAGCCACAAGAGATGCTTTCAAAAAATACAACATTAAAGTAAAAGAGGTTAAAAGCAACCCTGGAACTTTTAACGTAACTGGTAAGAAAAAAGACATCTTAGGCTATCTACAGAGCGAATTTTATGAAATGGATGCTGATGATATCAAAGAATTCTATCCTGAACTCTTAGAAGGAAATAGTGTTAATGAAAACGTATATCCTTCTAAAAAGGATGGTGAAATAAGTGCTTTTGGCCGTTCTGAAGAAATTGGCCGTATAGATCTTAAATCAAAAGGTAATACTATAGGGACTCTTTTAGTATGGATGCAACCAAAATACGACTTTAATACTAAAGGTTATGATGAAAACTATTGGGAAGTAGGTGCTTCTTATACATCATATCCTTTATCCGATCCATCAGGAAGTACTGGTACTGGTGTATGGTCTTTACGTGGCTATAAGTCTACTAAAGAAGAAGCTGTAAAAGCTGGTGAAGAATTCATGAAAAGTATTAAATTGTCTTAATTTTTAAAAAATAAAATAAAAGTTAATATATATAAATATATAAAATAATTACGCTCTTTTAACCATTGAGAAGCAAAGAATGGTATTATGACGTAAAAATTAAATTTAAAATTAAATTAATAAAACAATGCACAATCAACTAATTAATGAAGCTGAAGTTGTAAAAACTTGGGCGCCGGTGATTGAAGAGGCTACAGGCATTAATGACAAGAATAAGCTTTCTTGGATGTCTAAATATTGCCATTTTCACCAACTAAATGAAAACGTATATAACCAAGTTCACCTTAATCCAAATATGAATTTATATGGCATGGGTGCAGTTGCCTTCCCTGGTGATCCTGGTTTAAATACTGGGTTTCCAACCCAAACTGCAGGATCAGGTGATAAACCTTTTAGTTTACTTCCACTTGCTATGCAAGTTGCAGCGCAAACTGTAGGATTAGATCTTGTACCAGTTGCTCCAATGAGTGGCCCACTTGGTATTCTTACCTATTTAGATTTTATTTATCAAGGCGGTCGTCTTGATAGTTTAGAAACACCTTTAATGGTTAGAATCGACGGTGGTAATACTACTTATACTTCTGGCTATGCTGCATCATCTTTTGTAGGTAATACTGTTTATTACTTAAGGGATTCAGGTGCAACTACTCGATATGCACTAACTTTTATTGGTCTTTCTCGTATTGATGGATGGCCTATTTTTAAAATTAATGTATGGGCTTCTTCGGCTCAGCAGCCTAATGGCACTACGGGTGCAGTTACTCTAGCTGCTGCAGTTGACGGCGGAGACATCTACACTGCAGCTTCAGGCGGAACTAAAATTGCAGATCTTACTGCAGGTGCGGCTCTTCTTGTTAAAGCGTTAGAAGATCACATTACAGGTTTCTCTGGACAAGGTCTTGCAGGATTCGGTGGTACAGCGAACAACGTAACTTCTAATCAACCTTACTTAAGACAAAATGGTGAAAACACTGGCGATAACGTTATGGGTCTTTCATTATTTAATAAATCAGTTGAAGCTTTTACCTACCAGGTAGCAGCAGCTGTAACTCGTGAACAGGTACAAGATTTAAAACAATTCGGAATTGATGCAGTTGCTCAAGTAGAAGCTGTATTAGTAAATGAATTAACACAATCTATTAATAAACTGATTCTCGGAAGACTTTTCGAACTTGGTACTACTAATGCTGAAAAAGTATTTTCACTAGACGGTACTAATTTAAATCTGTATGTTGCTTCAACTTCAACCTCAGCTTCACTTGCATTAGGTAATGACTGGGAAGGTAATGCTGTAAGCATTTCTACCTCTTCTACAGTTCCAACTTCAGGTGATAATGCAGGAACACTACAGAGAAGAATTCTTTCTAAAATTCTTGCAGCTTCTAATTTAATTGCAATTCGTGGACGTAGAGGTGCTGCTAATTTTGCTGTAACTAATGGACAAGTAGCTTCTGCATTACAAGATATTGCAGGATTTATGACATATCCTCTAGCTAACACAATTAATCAGGCAGGTGGTTCACTTTACCCGGTTGGTTCTCTTGCAGGTGTAACTGTATATGTTGACCCTAACATGAGCTGGACTGATACTAGAATTTGCGTAGGCAGAAAAGGTGATGGAAATTCTCCTGGTTTAGTTTTTATGCCATATCTTATGGCTGAAAGCGTACAAACTATTGCTGAGCTGACAATGGCTCCAAAAATTGCAGTGAAAAGCCGTTTCGCCTTAGTAGACGCAGGTTTCTTCCCATTCCTTTACTACTTTACAATGAGAGTAAGATTTGACAATTACCAAATTATCTAATGATTTGATCAAATTTTAAATAAAAAAGAAAGGACTTGAAACATAGTCCTTTCTTTTTGCTATAAATTTTAGTTTTAAACTTTACTGCCTATGAACTATGAAGAGCTGATAAAAAATAACAGGCTGATCAAGATTAGTATGATGATCAGCGATAGGAATGTAAGCAAAAATGAAAAATTTGCAAGCTGGTTGCATCTAAAAGTTAATGGAGAATTTACTCTGAGAGAAAAGGCTATTCTTATTAAAAATGGTTTTATCGATTTGCCTCTCTGTATGTATTGTGGATCTAATCCTGTAAAATTTCAAATCAAAGATCCTTATTTGAGTAATATATGTTCAGATCCTGAATGTTGTAAAATACATTTTAATGAAAAACGTAAGAATACTTCAATTAAAAAATATGGAACTGCTCATCCTACGCAAAGTTCTATAGTCAAAGAAAATTTTAAAAAGAAGTCACTTGAAAAATGGGGAGTTGATAACCCAGCCAAAGCTGATGAGATTAAACTCAAAATAGGTAATACTGTCAAAGAAAACAAAATGACTATCTTTATAGAAAATAATCCTAATTTAGATATATTAGAAAAAATAGATTCTTTTACATATAAAATCAAATGTAAATCATGTGGACATGAACAAGTAGAACAAAGACAGTTAATAAGAATTTATGCAAAGAGTTCCAAAATAATATGTGAAAAATGTAACCCTTCAATACAAATTAAAACGTCGATTCTTGAAGATTCAATATCAGATTTTATTTCCTTACATTATAAAGACGAATTTATTAAGAATTATAATGGCTTTAATTTTACAAAAAAAGAAGCAGACATATACATACCTGATTTATCTTTAGTTATAGACATTAACGGACTATATTGGCACTCTGAACTATTTAAAGAAAATAAATATCATATTAATAAAAAAATAGAATTTGAAAAAGCTGGAATAAAATTTATACATTTGTGGGAAGATGACCTATTAAATCCAATAAAAAGAGAAATTGTAAATTCACGTCTTCTTAACTTATTTGGATTAAGTGTTAAAATGTATGCCAGAAAATTAAATATTTTTTTTAGCAAATACAATAAAGAATTTAAAGATTTTCTAGACAAGAATCATTTACAAGGATATGTAAATGCTTCAGAATATTATTGTCTTAGAGACTCTAATGGAATTTTAATATCTTTAATGAGTTTTAAATTTTCTAAAGGTATTTGGGAACTTGTAAGATTTTGTACATTAAAAAATGTAACTGTGACAGGCGGAGCTTCAAGACTTATTAATGCTTTTTTAGAAACTCATCCAGGTAAAAAGTTATTTAGTTACGCTGATTTAGATTGGAGTTCTACTAATATGAATAATGTATATGATTCTTTAGGTTTTGTAAGATCTAGAATTACAGCACCTGGATATTTTTGGGTTCGTAGAGGGCAACGCTTTAGTAGAAATTCATTTATGAAAAATAAAATACAACA